AAGAAGACAGTGCTTGCTGGCGAATACTCGCTGTTGGCAATTGGATTGACTAAGCGAGAAAACAGATACCAATTACCTGCTGGAATTGCAAGGTTAACTGTTGGCAATGTCTGCCCAACAGCAAAAGGCACACCGTTGCTTGGCAAAGATGTTGTGCCACCTAGCAGTATTTGCGTTGCCGTAGGTGTTGAAAACGCTGAATACCAAATCTCAGCATAGGTTGCAAAACTGGCAGTCCCCATAGAGGGCTGCACGTTAAAGCTAGGAACAACAGCAGAAGGGAAGCTAGAAGCCACTGTAGGCGCTGGAATAGGGCCAAAAAAGGATGGGTCAGGCAAGTCTGAGTTAGGGGCTGGAACGTACTTTGTAATGTCTTGATCGTCATACACCTGTGCGTTGTATTCGTTTAACTCAAACGATGCGCCAAGGTTGCCATCAGGCAGCGACACTTCAGACACCCGCATTACCCTGAACGGCTTATTTGTCCAGCCATAAGATGAGTTGGTTACAGTCACCACATCGCCAGCATCAACTTGAATGCCGACATATGCTGTGCTGAAACTGACAATCAGGTCTTCACGGGCTTGCTCAAGGATTCGCGTTGCAAGGTACTGCGCTTGAACTGAATCGTTGGTCATTGCAAACTGAACAGATTGCTTGTTGATCGGTTCGTTGGGATAAAGCAATCCTGCTGGAGTTTCGTAGTACACAAAGTCAGATTGGTCACGGTTTTCACCGCTAGGGAATTCTGCTTCAATTTGGTTAACGCTGCTTGTGATGTCGTAGGCACTGACGCGAATCTCTCCAACAATTGAGTCATCATCAAACGCATATGCTGTTGACGCTTCTTTGTTGATAACAATGCTCCATTGGCCTTGCGCTGCGTTGTACTGATTCCAAGAATCGCACACAATCATTATTGAGTTAATGTTGTTAAGGCATGATTGACCTGTATCAAGCACACCGTTAATGCGGTAACGAGGTTGTGTTTGTGCGCCTGTTGTATCTGTGTAAGGTATTACGCCATCAGAGTAGGTGTTTAATGCTGTGGCAGAGGCAGAATCTACCAAGTCTGCTGGCATAGCGCCGCCGTACTTTTCGTTTGTAATGTAGTCATACCAAACGTCACCGGGCTTTGCTGCACCAGTACTGTTAAGGTAATGGCTTACAGAATAAGTAAGCGTCTGCATACTTGTAGTTTCTGCATCACGGTTGTAATTCATTTTTACAATCGCAAAAGCAAGACCATTCATTTGACGGTTAGTTGCCGACCACCGCAACTCAGATGGCAAGTCAGAGCCACCCATGTAAGTTGATGGAGCAGATGCGCCATTGGCAGAAGTGATGACACCAGCCTCTGTTGACTTGTATAACGCTATAAACAAGTTGCCACTAACCTTGGTGTCTACGTTACCTGCGCTGTCAGTCAAGCTAACGACCTTGGTTTGATCTGTTCCATCAAAGGTAATCTTGCGATCACCCCAATACATATCTGCTAAATCAAAGGAAAACTGACCGTTAGGGCTGATGTGCGAAATCGCCAGAACGTAGTACATCGTCTTGGCATCAGTGCTAAGAGCAGCATCAACAAACGAACCACCCATGTACGCATCGCCGTACACCACCGGAATGCTGTTTGTTGACGATGGTGGAACTTGCTGACGCACACCGTTATCTACTGCTTGATTGCCGCTTGCATCAGGCGCAAAAGCACGGGCGAACAATGAAGACACAGCAAAGTTAATTGCAAATGTTGCGGCTGCAAGACCAAATGAACCCAAGGCAGCAGCAGCCATAAAAGTACTGCCGTAAACAGCACTCAAAACTAAGGTTGCAACCATGTCTATTCCTTCACGAAACTAGCGCCGACAGCTTTGTATCCGCGCTTTGTGTAATTTATCAATGGGCCATTTGCTGAAACTGATGTGTAGGCGCAATGTATAGCGCCATCATTAAGCAGTTTACTGGCTATCTTGTCGTATTCAATCCAAAGTTTTCCACCAACAAGATTGTTTCTGTGTTCATGGTCTACCCACCACAACAACTCATGCAATTCAACAACGTCAGGACACCAGATGTTGTTTTGCTTAATCGCAATTAATGTTCCGGTCATGTGCTTATCAATCAAGATAAACCCGCGACCATTAATAATAGAAAACAACAATTGTTCAACATGCTTTGGTGAATGTTTTGTTGTGTCGCCTAGAACGTCTACAGGGTACTCTTTTGAGTAAGCCTCTACAAACTCTAGCAATCTTGGAATGTCGTATCTTGTCGCAAGTCGGATCATATGCCGAATCGTCTTTGTGATGGTGCTTGTGTAACTGCTTGACTGCCTGATGTTGGCTCACCACCAAAGTCAAAGTATGACCCTGCAATGGATGGCACACGACTCATGCTGTTGTCGCTAGGATAGAAGGCTTGCCAAATCTTAGGAGTTGTGCGAACACCGCCAACCCTGTTCTCCAAGATCGTGCGGAAAGAAGCACACGACAAACCTACAGTGGCAACACGGCTTCTGACTTGTTCATTCCAATTTTCCGTAATGGAATAGTTAGAAACAATGCCCTGATAGCGTTTAAAGAACTGCAACGTAGGTGTTGTGATGATCTGATTGTTTGAGTCCATAAAGCCGCGCCAAACCTCAATGCGCGATCCTTTAATGTCAGAACCCAAAACAATTGATACGTTTGATCCATCAACACCTGTTAGCGAAATGCTCAAATCAGAACTGTTGGCTTTGATGTCACGTTTAATATCAGAAAGCTGCAACAGACTGCCAAGGTTTGAAAAGGTGATGCCACTTACCGTAATAGGTGCAGCAGCATTGCAAAAAGTGTAAGTGTTAGACGGCATTGTTAGCCGAATAAACTCGCCATGTCGGATAGACGAACTATCCAACGCTGTCATTGTCGTACTCATGTAATGTCCTCTCTAAATACAAACGCATCATCCCAATTCACAAGTGCGCTTGCTGGATATGGCGTTAGTGTATAGGTAGGACACTTTTCTGCCAAGACCGTAAACGTGCAATTGTTGCCGCAAGCCACAGCAGCGCCAGATACAGGCGAACCAATAACAGGTCTATGAATGGACACAGTAGCAGTTGCCCCAGTGTAGGGTACGTCAGCAGTTATCTTGTAGCTGTAGCCGCCAATCATTATGAAATCACCAGCCTTAAAAATAGCGCCAGTAGATGCAGGTAAATTAGCCAGCGACAAGGTTTGTGAGTTGGCGGCAGGTGTAGCGCCTAGCGTTACAGTCGTTGGGGTTGTAGCAGCACCACCTTGATACGCAGTAAACCACCGCAAGTTGTCGCTGTTAAACGTAATGGTTTCTGGCAACTGCCTATCAAGATTGTCAATGGTTTGAATGATTTGACGAGAGGTTGCATAAGCCAAATAGTTGTGCGGAGAAACAGTGAACACCCAAGGCACAGCAGTCAAGTATTGAGCCACACGCATTTGACCAGAACGGCTAACCTGCTGGCCTACCGTTCTGCGGTTGTTAACAGTCATTGACTGTTGCACCTGAAAAATGGTTTGGAATGACATTAAGTTCTCCCGAAATTAGTAGACAGGTTTTTGTTGGCGTATTGGTTTGCCGCCCAAATGGTGTTTGAACTGCCAAGCAAGCGATCTTCAAACGACTTAACGTCAATGGCGTTGATGTAGTTGTTTGTGACGTTGGTGGTGCTGCCCATGCCCATCTGGTTGTTCGGAATAATTGTCCCAGAGCCTGATGGCATAAACAATTCTGGCCCACGTTCACCAACAAGATAGGGAGTATTGTTTGTTACAGCGCCACCAGATGCCCTTCTGCCAAATCCAGCATCTTGTGCCGCCAACATATTTGTTTGCTCTGAGCCGGGAATCGTGCCATACGTTCCAGCAGCACTTATGTTTGCAAACGCCGCCCCAAGAAATCGCAAAACCATAGCTTTCATTTGAATTGCAATTAAATCTTGAATGATGCTACGAGCTAAGTCCTTCATGCTTAACTTTCCTGTCTTGACAAAGTTGTCAATGGCAGAAGACAAGTTACCAAACACACTGTCAAACACTTGCTGTGTACGCTTGGCAGACTCTTGCATAGTCACAAACATCTTTGCCATTTCTTCTTGTTTGTTAAGGTCTGCAAGTTGAGATTCTGATTTGTTTTCTCTGCTTTCAAGTTCTTTTCGTTTTCTTGCATATTCCAAAGAAATTTGCGCTAACTTTTGCTCAGTTTCTGTTGCGTAAATTAATTGGTATTTAAGCTCAAGCGATTTGCGCTGAAATTCAAGTTCTTCAGTTTGGTTGTATGCGTTTACGTCTGCGGAAATTCTTGCTTGACTGAGGCGAACAAATTCATTATCAATGTCTTTTTGATAAGCAAGTTTTTCTTCTTGTTCTTCCATGTACCTTTTAATCCGAATCTGTTTTATTTTTTCCGCAACTTCGGCATTAATAACTTTTTCATTATTTAGAAAAATACTTAAATTTTGTGAAGCAGCACGAAATTCTTCTTTCCTGTTTTTCTCATTCATTTCCAATCTGGAATTTTCTATTTTTTCTAGAGCTTCACGGTTAATTTTTCCAATCTCATCTAGTCTTGTTTTTGCCTCAGCAAATGCGGCTGCTGAGATTGCTTTTTGTACTTCAATGTTTTTTGCTTTAATCATTTCTCCGTAAATTGCGTCATTAGAGATTTTTCCCTTTTGATCTAATGAAACAATAGATTGATCCCTTTGACTCATAAGGTCTGCAAATTCATCTCTACGTTTTAACAAAGCCTCTAGTTCTTTAGTTTTGCTAACAAAAAATGGTTCATCTCCGGTAGCATTTCGCAGACCAATTTGCAAAACCTGAATTTGGTTATTCATTCTTTCTAGCTTGTCTTCAGGGCTTTCTCCTGAAAACAATGCTTTCTTAAATGCGTCCCAATAACCACTCAATGCAACTGTTGCTTTTTGCCATGCACCTTCAGTTAGCCCAAGAATTCTTTTTTGAGCTTCAAGTCTTTCAGTTAATATATCTGCTGCAAGTTTTGCTGCTTCTTGTTTTTTACCTGCTTTATCAAGAGCTTCAATTTGCTTGTATTGCTCAAGCGTCAAGAAGTTCATTTTGTCATTTAATTGCTTTGCACTAGCTGCTGTTCCGTCTAATCCACTCATCAATTTTTCAGCAGCAGTTTTACCGTCCACACCTGCTATTTTTGCGTAGACCAAAACAGCACTTGTTACTGAGTCCAAAGAAGTTTTGGTAAATTTGCCTGATGCAACAAGAGCATCCAAAGCATCTGTTGCTTTTCCAATTGTTGTGTTAACAGTTCCCGCAATCGCTGTAGACATTGCAACAAGGTCTTTTGCTGTAACACCAGCATAATTACCCGTTAAAGTTAAAGAATTCTGAAAGTTATCAAATTCTTGATCTGCTTCGTAAATTGCAAATGCTACTGCGCCAAAAGCACCAGCAACAGAACCAAGGCCAACGCTAAACGGAGTGAACAAAGAACCGATAGCACGAAACATATTGCCCACGCCACCCATCACATCCTTCAACTGACCGCCCTGTTGTATGGCAGCAATGAACGGGCTTTGACCAGAAGCAATCTGCGTAAAGAAGTCAGTGGTCTGATAAGTCAGGTTGATCTTCTGTTGCTCGTTCATCTTGAACGTAGCGCCAGCAGCGTTCTTTGAAGACAATGCAACCTTGTCATAAGCAGCAGCTTGTTGAAGCAACTGGGTTTTCATCTGTTGAGTTGCATTCATGAATCTACCAGAGGTAATTTCACGTTGCGTCAACTCTACTTTTGTAAGTGTCTTACCGTAGTCTTCTGTTGCGTTCTTAAGATTGTTAATTTCTGTAGCCGCAGCACTGCTATCTCGCTTAACAGCATTTTGTTGTTCGTTTATTTTTTGCTGTGTATCAGCAGCATTCTTTGCTGCAAGCGCAACTTTGTCGTAAGCAACGGCTTGTTGCAACAATTGATTTTTGATTTCCTGTGTAGCATTTGCATATTTGCCAGAAGAAATCTCACGCTGAATTAGCTCAACCCTAGTAAGTGTTCTGCCGTAATCTTCAGTTGCATTTCTAAGAGCCGTAATGTCTGCAAGGCCAGCATTGCTATCTCTTTGGATAAGGTTTTGTTGTGCAGCCAATTTAGATGCAGCGTCAGCAGCACTTTTTGCAACATTGGCAACTTTGTCGTATGCAGCAGCTTGGTCAAGCAGCCTTTTCTTCATGTCATCAGTGGCATTCATAAAACGACCAGATGTCGTTTCACGCTGTATCAACTGAACTTTTGTAAGAGCTTTACCGTAATCTTCTGTTGCATGAGTTAATGCTTTTACTTCGCCAGCGGCAGCATTTGTATCTCTAAGAATAGCAGTTTTTAGTTTGGCATTTTCTTTAATAGCCTTGTCAATATCAGCAGTAAATTCAGCAGTGTCCATTCCAAGGACAACACCAAGTCGGGCAATGTTTTGCGAGGCCATTATTTTCTCCTGCGTTCCAGTTTCTTGGCGTAGTCAGTTATGCCAACAGCCAAGGCAGATTTTAGTTCAGTCAGTACGTTATTGATGTTCTCTTGCAGAGCAGGACGCAAAAAGGGTTTTGCACCCCTCTTGGATGTGCCAAATTCGTTAGCTAGTGACACAGCACTTTTCTTGACAGACACCACGGCAATTGCCCCGTCAGTCTCGTTCACATAGTCACTTCGCTTGTCCTTCTCGCTTGGAATGCGAGCATCAAGACGAATAGTGTCTCTC